ATTGGCGGCATTTCCATCTGAATGCTGGCCTCCATCCGCTGGCGATACAGCAACGCAATATGCTCTGCGATATGTGCAATCAACACAGGCTGCATAGCCTTGGCGCCGGGGTTTCCTGCCAGTGACGGATCTTGCATAAACTGCATATGAACCGCGATATGTGAATCGTGATCCTGCTCTGGGAACGCCCGAATTGGCTTGCCGTACAACACGCTCATGTTCTCATCAATCGGGTCCATCTGAACTGCGTCTTCAGGCTTCTTCAAGATCTCATCAATATTCGGTATTCTGATCGCCTCATACATCCGCTTGTAGGCTGCATAAAGATCGTGAAGCTGCGGAGCTGATCGCGCCATTTCCAAGACAGCTTGTGCCTGCGCTATGCGCTGGGCTGTCGAGAAGATGTTCGGATCACTTACTGGGACAATGTCAATCCGATCATCAAAGTCGGCGCGGTAGATAATCTCCGCAGCTCCAGCCTGCGAAAAGCTGAACTCATCGGGGAGGTTCTCAGCGTTCAGCGCCGCAAGTAGTTTAAACTCTTGTCCCTGCGCGTAATGCAGGCGCTTGTGAATTGCGCTAAATGCCTTTGATCCCTGCTCAATCAGAGCAACCGTAGAGCCCACCGGCGCATTCGGGTTAACGTCGCCAATGTTTAAATCGGCTGTGGACGCAAATCGCTGGCCGGCATCAACCATAAAGCCAAGAAGATTAAACAGCGATCCTGACGGCTCCTTAAACGGCAATGGCATAATCGCCTTGTTTACGTCATCAACTGTACTGTCGAGATCCACAAACTCACCGGGACTGATCTGCATATCGCCGCCCTGGACGCGACCACGCAGCTTAAAACCACCCTGCATATTTGAGAACGCCGCACTGTCGAGCAATGCGCGCAGAGATCCAGTAGCCGCTTTGCCCAGTCCACCGATCATGTGGTACAGGCCGAAACCGTAGAAACCCAGACCCGGCAAGAACTTGTAGCTCACAAACCAGTCGCGGCGCTTCTTCAGCTCATCTTCTTCTCTCCAATTGCGTCGAACCGCAACTACGTTCTGGCTGTCGTAATCAATCGTAATGACATAGGGAATTGCCACTGCATTGTCATCAGTTTCGCCGTCATCCATTTCCTCGCCGTCAATGCCGTCGAACAGATCGTAGACGTGCATTTCCAGAAGCGTCATTACGTTGTCATTGCTATCGTCGTATTTATCAACGCCTTCGATCTCGCCAATCACATCGCCAGATGGATCTATTGAATCATCGCCGCCATACTTAGTCGGCAGGTAATATCCGTTCTTAACGTAGCGATTAAAGTCATTCTTCGGCATCCGAATGACGTGGGTGTAGCGTGGCGAGGTGTAGAGATCTTTGCTCTCTGGGGCGACCACAAAATCTTCAGCCTTTACGAACTGGCTGCACTGCCGATCCATGTTGGCGTCCCACCAGACTTTCTTAAACGTATGGCCGATCAGCGGGAGGTGAAACAGCATCTGATCAAGATCAGGGAAATACTCAGGCATTTCCTGCGTGATCTGGTAGTTCATAAACTCACGAACTCTGCGACCTTGCTCTTCAATCTCCTCATCTGGCGTACCGATTATGACGGACTTAACTGGGCCACCTGACGGATATAGTTCTGCAATTGCCTTGGCGTTAAACTGTGTGGCGGCTTCTGCGATCAGCGGATGCACCACGATGGACAAGCCGCGGGTTCCACGCTCATCTTCGCCCTCATCCAAGCCACCGTCAGGATCTAAAGTCTTTAGACCTTCCTTGTAGCGTTCTTCCCACTCAGATCTGGCTGCACGGTCATTTTCGTAGTAGCTAACAAGTTCCTGTGCTTTTCTAGCCAGTTCACGTTCGTCAATTGTTTCTGCCAGGTTAATGTCGAACTGTGCGTCATCAACTTCTTCGATCATATCTAGTTCTGGATCTCCAACTAAAACATCGCCATTGGCAAGTTCCTCGACCATTAGATCGTCGGCTGGAGCGCCTTCGGCAAAAGGGATAATGTTTTCTGGGTCAGCCATAGAGCGTCATCCTTTGTTTTTGTACTGGTTCGTCATCTTCTGGGTCTTCAGTGTGACCAACAAACCAACCTTTTCGCAATCTTAACCACGCCTGTGTGCAGGTATCCACAACATCGTCGTTGGGATGTGCAGGAAAGGCCGCGCATATATCTATTAAATCTTTAGCCCACTTTCTGTTTGAAGGGAAATAAATTCTTCCGTCTTCTAAAAGTGCGCTAGATGCATGGGCTCTAGCTTCCTTATCGCGGTCAGGCGAATAAGCCAAAACTGGTATGCCTGCCATACGCAGATCTTGCAGCAGAGATTGGCCAGACGCCTTCTTCTCAATCAACACTGCGTCGGGCTCCCAATCTTCGTAAGCCTCTTGGGCAATCTTGCGTAACTCTGGATAGCTGACTTTATCGTACCAGCATTCCAGCACAATCGCGCACATGGCGCCCTGATGACGAAACACGCCCCAAGTAGTGCGCGCGCTAAAGCTAGAGCTTTCCTTCGCCTCAAAGGCTGTATCCCACGACTGCAGGACATACTCAATGTTGTTGGGCATCTCCTCGCTCTCCCAGGGAACCCACCAGGACGCTTTGAGAATACCACCACCCTTGGGCGATGGGCGCTGCTGTAGTTGCCCAGCCGCTGCATAGGAGCCAAGGCTGCGCTCTAGGGTCTTGAGCGTGTGTTCATCAATGCGTTCTGGCCACAGAAGCTCACCTTCGGCTGTGCGTGGATCTGTGAAGCCAAGGCTGGATTTTATTGGATTTGGCCCGCCAATTTCATACCTAGCTGGAATGCAGAGGTGATCCCACTCATCGCCAAGCTGATTGGATAGGACGTGACCTGTCAGGTCTTGTTCGTGCAGGCGCTGCATAATAATAACAAACGCGCCGGTCTTAGGATCGTTAAGGCGTGTCTGCATTGCTTGATCCCACCAATCTAGCACACCCTCACGCACTTTGGAGCTGTCAGCTTCCACTGAGTTATGCGGATCATCGATACAAATTATGTCACCACCATCACCAGTAAGTGCACCGCCAACTGAGGTCGCAATGCGGTAGCCAGTCTTATCGTTCTCAAAACGCTGCTTCTGGTTTTGATCGTCGGTCAAATTAAACTTGTCGCCAAAGTGCGCCTGATACCACGGGCTATCGATCAACCTACGGCACTTAGTGCTATCCCTGATCGACAGGGAGCTTGCATAGGAGGCGTATAAGAATTTCTTAGACGGTTGCGTAGCCCAAGTAAAAGCAGGCAGCACAACGGCAACTGACAGCGACTTCATGTGTCGAGGCGGCACGTTAATGATAAGGCGCTTTATATCGCCATCGACTACAGCCTGCAGGTGGTCACTGATTGCGTCGATGTGCCAGTTGTTCTTAAACTCAACGCCCGGTTCAATCGTCGGCCAAGCTGCCTTCGTAAATTGCTTGAGACTGCGCCGATACTTCTCTGCCTTGACCTGCTCCAAGGTTAGACTGCTCAAAAGCTGCTGTAATTGCGCTGAGTTGGTCATCACTTACCCTCGTTAGATCTATTACATTTCTCTGTTCGACAGTGGCTGAAATTTCATGCTTGTTCGACCAGTTCTCTCTATCTCTGTTATTTAGGTAGTAAATTATGGCCACATTGTCTTTGTTGACAGTGGCATTTTCAAAGAGCGCGTTGGTGACTTTTGCAAGTCCAACAGCCTTACCTTTTTTTATAGTCTCTAAAAACTCTAAATATTGAGCCTGTTTATTGTAAATAGTTGCGGGCGAAACACCCAGGCAAGTAGCGATTTGATTGACTGTCAGACCTTGACCTGCAAGCTCTTCGACTTCTTGCAGAACTTCGTCGGTGATCTCAAACTTGGGTCTTCCAACGGGATTTTTACTTTTGGCTTTTGCCATGACGTAACCTTTCTTGCAGTGGTGAGCTGTATTTTTGGGAATGTAGATCAGATCACTGAAAAAAGAAAGACCCACCGTTGCAGTGCGAAACCTGGCCGGGCGGGTCTAGTTTATGATGCGGCTACAGGTGAAGCCTTATCAAGCAGTATTTGTTGTTTATCACCAAGCCAGCATTATGACAAGCAGTGCGACTATAAGAACTGTTAAGGCTACGCCGGTCAGGATTTCTTTAATCCATCCCTCTGGCTTTTCGTTGTGTATATCGACGTGGCCACGCAGGTTAATTGAGATCCACTGACCTACCTGCGCTGGCTCTTCACCACGCTGTGTGTGCACCCAGATGTCTGGACTTCCCAATCGCTTACTGGTTTCTTCCTGAACCCATTGGGGCATTTCTGAATCGAAGCCTTTAAATTTCCACGATTTAGTTATCATTTATTCCTCCTCTTCTAAAAAGACATCATTACCAATTGTGATTGGCAGTTCTATTGTTGATATTCTAAAGTTGCATGGCTTGCATACTCTACGTCTTTTGACTGTTTGGAAGCCGTACCTAACGTGCGGCCTTGAGTCGAGTGCCTTTAGTTTTTTGCGGCACTCTGGGCAGTGTGTGACTGCTAGGGTCATTTATCCATCCTTTCTAATATTTTAATCATGCCTTCTCTTGAGAATTTTACCTCATCGATTTCATCAAGATTGAAACCACGACCTTCAAGTTCGAAGTGTTTACCATCCACCTCATCAATTCTTTTCCACTTACCAGCCCACAGATTAGCACTGTCTGCCACCTTTGCTTTGCCATAATGAAAATTGGTTTTTATTCCATATGCAATTTTAGG